GAAAAAGGCCCATCATTTATTTTTACTATAATTTCCATCTTATCTCCTAGTCTAAAAACATCATAAAGGCCGGTGAGCCAGCGTCTGAAACACTCGCTTGATCTGCCCCCATATCCCAAGTGACGCCAGTGGCGTCCCTATCAACACCATCTATATCTATGTTAACTTCATTTGTAGTCCCTAAGTCAACTCCCGCTTCTAGACATACCGAACCTGTATCTAAATGCAAGTCCTCTGAACCAGCGACAGTCGAGACAAAATCTATCTCAGCCAAGCTTTTATCTATTAGAGAGCCTGTTCCACTGGCATCATATGCAGTTGCTGACGTATCGTCTGACAGGTTGTAAGCCTCATTGAAAGTTCCACTACCCCCATTAGCAGGTCCATGCTCATAAGCTCTTTCTCCATTTGATGCTGCGGAGACCAGTCCTGCGACTATATTGTTTTTGACATTTGCTGTAGAACCACTAATACGACCAGCTCTAATTCCAATAGCTACTTTAGTACTACCGGCAGATTGTACGTTATATACGGTATTGTTATATACATTTATAATCCCAGCCCATGCATCTACAAGTATACCAGCGGCATTATCGTTGCTAGTTTCGATTATGCTATAAATGATATTGTTTAGAATCGATAGGGTATCACCAGAACCAGAAGTTCCGGTGAGGGCATGAATGAGAAAAGGGCCAGTACCGCCCGGATTTCCACCCTTATCATGTAAAAGATTGTTTCTTATGATATTGTCATCATTAGTTCCACGTAATACAACCGCCTTGTTAGTGTTTTGAGCGTCTAGACTGCCCAAGTCTATTTCAATCCACTCCATAATAAAATTATCTATATTAACATCTATAATTGCATTATTATGTCCTGATCCGGCGGTTGGCCTTATAACAACTCCGCTTCCAGCAGTTCCGTCATGTCTATCGTCAGAGTTCACAGTTAGCTTAACAGACGCTAAACTTTGCTTATTGTCGAAGTAAACTCTTGAGTCTGTAAAGGCAGAGTCTGCATAACACTCTCCAACAACGTCATCACTAGTTCCCCAGTATGCCGGAGAAGAGTCGTCAATCATTGCCTCAAAAAGAGTGATTGTAGAAAAGGCTCTTTTAAAAACCATAGGAGCCTGAGTTGGGCTACCACTACTACCGCCACCAGTATAAAGACCAAGAGGAGAGTTGTCTCCTTTGCCTCCTGTGTCGGTTAAATACTTTAAGGTTATATTCGCTCCGCTGATAGCCGTGACAAGAAAGGTATAGTCAGAAGCACCCCCTCCTCCTGCATCTTCAGTGTCCATAAACCCAATGTCGCCAACAGATATGCCGCTTGGAGTGGTACCAAAGGTGATAACGTAAGAGGGGCCACCACCGGAAGATCCCGCAGGGGTTTCTGTGTCTATGCTTTGATTTGATCCTATACTTACTGTTGTAGTAGCCATTATATATTTTGCCCTATTACAAATCCGTCATAAGTGTCTGTGGCAGTACATAAAAATCCAAAAACATCTGTTTTGCTGCCGGTCGCAGTTATGGTTGGGGCAGAACCGGCCCAACTAATTCCACTAAAGAAGTTGAGTGCTCTACTGCCCGTGCCATCTTGTGTTACTCTAATAATAAATCTTTGTCCGACCGTTTCGTTTTCGACTGTCAGTGTTGTGGTTGCCCTGTTAAGAGTTAAGGTATGAAGGTTTGCTAGATTTACATTAATTTCAACACTATCTGCCTCAGTAAGGTCGTTGAGGGCTGGCTTTGTGGCTTTAGAAAATGTAACAGCACCAGTAGAAGCGATAGAAATAGCATCGGTGTCAGAAGCAGAGCCAATATTTCCACCATCGGCAACAACCACGCTTGTTAGGGTTCCTACTGATGTAATCGCTGATTGAGCAGCTTGTGTGACAGTAAGAGCAGTACCGCTTGCGTTACCCGTAACGTTACCTGTCAATGGCCCACTAAAACCAGCAGCCGTAAGAAGCCCACTGCTTGGGTTATATGTTAATCCCGTATCGGTCTCAGCACCTTGAGTTCCCGTTGCTCCGTCTACAAAGAGCGGATAAACGGTCTCATTGGTAGTATTGTTAGCGGTAACCGTAATACTGGTTGCCTCTGTGGCGGTGGCGGCGTTTCCAGTACAGCTACCCGAACTGCCGGAGGCATTTCCGGTTAAAGCTCCAACGAATGTAGTTGCCGTAACAGTGCTGGAGTTTGGGTTATAGGTAAATGCTCCCGTATCATCAAGTAGTGCGTTACTCTCGTCGTGGAACGTTACTGGAAAAGCGGTGTCTGCTGTTGAGTCTGTTACCGTAACCAATCCAACTGTTAGACTCGCTGCGGTTCCGCTTGCGTTGGTAGCGACTAATGCTGATGGCGTACCTAGTGCTGGTGTAACTAAAGTAGGGCTATTGGCAAACACCAATGCTCCGCTACCCGTCTCGTCTGATATTACCCCTGCTAACTGAGCGGATGTTGTGGCGGCCATAACTGAAAGGTTATTGGTAGTATAAACGCCATTTGTTACTGTAGCAGCGTTGCCTGTACAGCTACCAGAGCTACCGGAAGCATCGCCCGTCAAAGCCCCGATGAAACCAGTTGCAGTGATCTTTCCGGTAGAAGGATTATAAGTCAGCGTACCATCGGATTCCAGACCCAAATTACCGCCGTCTATATCGCCGCCTGCGGCAAAGATAATTGCGTTATCTTCAGCTGTGCTTTCGTTGTCTGTAATCGTAACAGTGGTGGCTACCGTGGCGGTGGCAGCGTTACCTGTACAACTACCCGAACTGCCAGAAACTGTCGTTTGATCGCCAGTATTGTTTCCCGAAATGCTAGCGTCGGAAAGCGCTGTGCTTAACTGAGCCACGGTAAACGAACCTAGAACAGCAGCATTGCCGGTAGACGTAATATGCCCTGTTAGATTGGCGTTTGTCGTTACTGTAGCAGCGTTACCTGTACAGCTACCAGAGCTACCGGAAGCATCGCCCGTCAAAGCTCCGATAAACCCAGTCGCGGTAATCTTTCCGGTAGAGGGGTTATAGGTCAGTGTCCCATCGGACTCCAGACCCAAATTGCCGCCGTCTATGTCGCCGCCTGCGGCAAAGATAATTGCGTTATCTTCAGCTGTGCTTTCGTTGTCTGTAATCGTAACAGTGGTGGCTACCGTGGCGGTTCCAGCGGTTAAGCTCGCAGCAGTTCCGCTTGCGTTAGTGGCAACCAGCGCCGAGGGTGTCCCTAGCGCGGGTGTTACCAGCGTTGGGCTAGTAGCAAATACTAATGCTCCGCTACCCGTCTCATCTGATATTACTCCCGCTAGCTGAGCAGATGTTGTAGCAGCCATGACCGAAAGATTGTTAGTAGTATAAACTCCGTTTGTTACCGTAGCAGAGTTACCCGTACAGCTACCAGAACTACCTGATGCGTCACCTGTAACGTTTCCCGTAAGAGGCCCAGAAAATCCGGTTGCCGCTAAAACCCCTGTGTTGGAATTAAACGTTAGATTAGTACCTGACTTCGGCCCTAAGTCTCCAGTTGCGGCAGTAACGAACAACGGAAAACATGTTGTGTCGGTAGATTCATCAGCCACGGTAATTGCGGTGGGAGTACCACCTCCGCTAACGGTCTGCCAGCTACATGTACCGTCTCCATCTTCCCGAAGAAATTTGGAGCCACCAACTTCTCCGGTAGACTTAACTTCGGTGCCTTCGATATCAATATAAGTACCATCAATTGCAGTTCCCTGCCATACGCCCGCTCCAATAGTTCCAACGGTAGTAACATTTGCTAACGTTGTAATAGATGCTTGCGTCCCGCCAGTAACGGTGGCAGCAGTCCCACTAGCATTACCCGTAACGTTGCCTGTAAGAGGACCAGCAAACCCTGTTGCCGTTAAAACACCCGTATTGGAATTAAATGTTAGATTACTACCTGACTTCGGCCCCAAATCGCCGGTTGCAGCAGTAACGAAAAGAGGATAACATGACGTATCAGTAGATTCATCAGCCACGGTTACTGCTGTAGCAGTTCCGCCACCAACAGAAGCCCAAACTGGATTGGCGCTAGTACCTTGTGTCTTTAAATAATGCCCTGATGTTCCCGCCCCAAGCCTAGCCCAGTCAGTACCAGTATAGTACATAATGTCACCCTGAGCATCCGACCCCAAAGCGATCATTGTTCCATCAACAGAGTTAGCTTGTATTGCAGATGTCCCGGTTACATTTCCACTTCCGTCAAAACTAGCAGAAGTCCATACGACATCACCTGTCATGCCGATTGTTCTAGAGCTGGCCAACGCCGTAGCGGTAGCCGCGTTACCCGTACAACTACCCGAACTGCCAGAAACGTTACCCGTAACGTTACCCGTCAAGGCACCAGCAAAGAGCGTAGATGTAAGAAGACCACTGCTTGGGTTATATGTTAATCCCGTATCGGTCTCAGCACCCTGAGATCCCGTCGCCCCGTCTACAAAGAGTGGATAAACGGTTTCATCGGCAGTATTATTGGCGTTGACCGTAATGCTGGTTGCGTCTGTTGCCAACGTGGCGGTAGCAGCGTTACCCGTACAACTACCAGAGCTACCAGAAACTGTCGTTTGGTCACCAGTATTGTTTCCCGAAATGCTAGCATCGGACAGTGCTGTACTTAGCTGAGCCACGGTAAATGAACCCAGAATAGCAGCGTTGCCTGTCGATGTAATATGGCCCGTTAGATTGGCATTTGTTGTTACCGTATCGGCATTACCCGTTAAAGCTCCAGCAAAGATTGTGGCGGTTACAGTTCCTGTACTTGGATTGTAATGTAAATCTCCGTCAGATTCCAAACCAAGATTGCCACCGTCTAGATCTCCACCAGCAGTGAAAATAATAGCGTTATTTTCGTTTGTGCTTTCGTTATCTGTAATAGTAACAGTTGTTGCGACAGTAGCTGTTCCGGCGGTTAAACTAGCAGCAGTTCCGCTTGCATTGGTAGCGACTAGTGCTGAAGGCGTCCCTAGAGCAGGTGTTACCAGTGTCGGGCTATTGGCGAATACTAATGCCCCGCTGCCCGTTTCGTCCGATATTACTCCCGCTAATTCAGAAGAAGTTGTAGCAGCCAATACGCTAATTTTGCTGGTAGTGTAGACTCCATTTGTTACCGTGTCGGCATTGCCCGTAACATCGCCAGTTATATCGCCCGCAAAGAGTGTAGACGTAAGAAGCCCACTACTTGGGTTATACGTTAATCCCGTGTCAGTCTCAGCGCCCTGAGTTCCCGTTGCTCCGTCTACAAAGAGCGGATAAACGGTCTCATCGGCAGTATTGTTAGCACTAACCGTAATGCTGGTTGCTAGTGTGGAGGTTCCAGCAGTTAAACTCGCAGCGGTTCCGGTTGCGTTAGTAGCAACTAATGCCGAAGGTGTTCCTAAGGCTGGAGTTACCAACGTAGGACTTGTAGCAAACACCACTGAGCCACTACCTGTTTCATCTGATATCACTCCTGCCAACTGAGCGGATGTAGTAGCTGCCATTACCGAAAGGTTATCGGCAGTATTTACGGATTTTCCGGCGGGATAACTACAAAAGACAGTGTGTGTTCCGCTACTTAGGGTTATTTGACTATCACTATTGGTACTAGCAAGCACGGTCGTCCTAGCCAAGGTAGTTCCCGACAAGGTATACGTCCCAATACCGACCTCCCAGCCGGTACCATTAGCGTCTTCGATAACATAATAGGTTGTGTTACCGTCACCAATAGCAGAAAAAGCCTGATAACCAGTCGCAGCCCCAGCGAGAGTTACCGTCCCGGTTCCGGTGGTTGTAGTAGTTTCTTTTACTCTATCTTTAAGTACTAAAGCCATTGCCTATGCTCCTTATAAAATTAAGCAAAGGTAATATCAAAATCACCCGCCGAAACGATAAACTGGTCTGTATTCTCAACAAATTTAGAAGCCGTCAATGATCCATAAAGTAAAACATTTCCGGTGCTAGCTGCATCTGCTATAAAAATACCTGACACATGACCCCACTCGCTGGTCGCGGCAGGAAACGTTATAGAGTTTTCATTGTCTGTAAGACCGTTAGTAGAGCCTGCACTCCAGTATGAATCTCCGCGAATACTACCAACCCTAGCATAAGAACCTCCAGATAATTCATGGGTGAGGGTTCCAGCCTCAAGTTGAGCTGCATCATACTTACCTACTAACCCCACATAAACGTCTGGCTGGCTATAAGACGTACCCCTTAAGAGGTGATCTATAAGCTTATTTTCCAAATAGTTTGACATTGCAGTCATGACATATACTCCTGTAATAATATGTATAAATTATAGTGTGATAATTCCCGCGACAACCTTGTCTACATTCAAGTTGTCTATGTAGGGCCTTTCAAGTGTTGGCTTTCTTCCGTCTAGTGTAATATCTTTATTTCTTACATCATCAATATTAATCCCCAAGTCTTGAGCCAAATCCCAGTAAGGAACTTGCCACTGTCTCTTGGCGACCATATCTGCCCCACTGATAGCTGACGATTGTCTATCACTGGCTGTGTCATTGGAAACTTCTGTAACTGTATTATTTCTAAAGCCCGATGAATTTAATATCAACAGATGTTTTTTCTCTATCTCTGTAAATGGCCAATTACTATTTTCGGACTTTAGATTGTCTGAGTGAGCTTCTATATCGTCCCACATGGCATCTATATCTAACTCTCTCGAATCTCCATACCAAATTTCTGACCCAGAAGATCCAAATACCTTGTGCTTAGGGCTTTTTAATCTGTTTTTAAGGAATTCCGAAACGTCTATACTTTCTGCCCCAAGAATTTCTTCCCCTAGTGTTGATAGGTTTATTTTCTTCACTGTGTCAGTTCCGGTACGCTCAAATCTATACAAAGACGCTCTTTCTAGATACTTCATCAGCAGTGAATCATTAACTCTCAATCCTGTAACATCGTCAATAGGAAAGTTGTTTACATTGCATATTACCTGAGCATTAGTTAAATATATACGCTCATAAGAGAACGCCTGCACGATATCCCCATCTTTATATGAGGTGTCTCCTTCTACGCTGTTTGTTTTTATTAGCAGTTCCATACCTTACCTCTAAGTTTATATTAAAGCTCGTTCAACTATTTATACACAAAAAGTACAAAAAAACCGCCCCATTGTTGCCAACAGGACGGTTCTTTAAACTCAGGTAAAGTACCTAAATTAGAATGAGCCAGCGAGAACTCTTCTATTATCTAGTACACCAAAGCCGATTTCAGCCCAACCGTAATACCCTTGGCGTTGATGTCGGTGAAGAGCTTCGTCTTCATAAACTTCAACTGCCTTTTTAACAGGCATTACAAAACTATCGCTACTTGCTTGGTCAAGACCAATGATAAGCTCGACGTCTGTGCTAGCCAACGAACCACCAAGATCACTCGTGAAGTAATTTTGATATTCTTGACCGTCACCAAACTCGAACAAGTCGTGCAAGTTAACACCGAAGAGTCTCGTTAAAGGAGCTCCGTCGTCAGCTGCCTGATAGATTTCACGTCGTGAAACTTCGTCAAGCTGATCGACACCCCAGTTACGGATATCTTCAATAGCTTCTGGCGACAGGTACATGTCGGTAAGACGACCGTTAGCTGTTACGCTATTACCGCCACCATTACGTCTCATAACTGTCTTCATGAGCGAAACGATACGTTTGGTGAATTGACCAACCGCAGCATCTGCATCATAAACCAAAATATTTCTATCAACAGAAGCAGCGAGCAATGTATGCCAACCGTCGTCGTTGATTTTCTTAACAAAAGATGCTTCCAAAACTTGCATTGCGCGAGCAATAACGTTCCAGTTAGCCTCACGAGCATATTTAAGCAAGAAATCAATCGAGCTAGTAATGCCGTAAGTGTTAACCATTACGTAATCGCCTTCGACGCTACGTTCTGGAATACGACCGTGACCCGGATTGGTATAAGCGACATGTTCGCTTTCCGTACCCGGAGCAAGAAGGTCGAGTGGGAATTCAGGGGTTGCACCCGGTTCAAGTGGCATAGCTTCATAAATTGAAGTTACGACATCGCCGAACAAAACTCCTTTACGTAGTGGCGTTTCCAGAGCTTTTGCGATTTCTCGCTGAGCTTCGATAGCCACTGCTTTATCTGAACTACCGGATTGTTTTAGCAATGCGATGAATTCATCAGAAGGACGTTCTTTCATATTCATATTATTATTCTCCTTTATGGGGCTAAGTTAGGCACTAGGTGCTATTTGGTTAGGAAGGTTAATTTCTACCTTGGCGTAGTTATCTTGATCCATAGAGGACAAGAATACTCCAACCTGCAAATTACCAGTCTGGTCAGGCAGGCCGCCACTGTTAGCGATATTGCCACCATGGGTTACAAAGGCACGCTGACCAGCGGTTGGTGCTGTCGCACAGGAAAGATTGCTAGTAACAACATAGCCTTTACGAAGAATGGTAACTTTACCACCCTTTTGCACTTCATCCTTATGTTGGTTAATATGCTGACGAGTAAGGTCAAGGTTGACCATATCGTTTAGCAAAATACCAAGAGGTTGCGTGCCAGATGCAGTTGTATATGTGGCCAAGGCTGCGCCCTGATCCATAGCTGCACCACTACCACCAGCACTGAGAGAAACAATCCCTCCTCTAGTAGCAGTCTCATTCATGAAGAAACTAATGTCAGTTTGAACTTCATTTCTATCTGATTTAAGAGCCATTATCTATTCTCCTTTTAATTATTTCTTAAGATTAGCCGTTGATTTAAGTAAAGAACCGAACCAATCGCTAGCTGTCGAGCGAAGTTCAACCGATGGGTCGTCTTCGTCAATAGCTTCAGCCATTGCAATGTTCTCTTCCACTTCTACTTCTTCGAGATCTTCAGCAGATGCTTCGGACTCGTCAACCTCTTCTTCGAGAAGTTCGACTTCAGCTCTCTTTTTCTTCATCATAGCTGGGGCGTCCTTCTTATCTTCGTCTTTATCTTCGTCTTTCTTGTCTTTGTCTTTGTTGAGCCAAGGTGGCATTTTTGCAACAATAAACTCGAAAGTCTCTTGATCAAGATCTTCAAACTTAGCAATAGCCTCGTCCAGCTCTTCGCCTTCAAGACCAGCTTCGGTTAAAGCAGCAATTCTCTTTTCGAGAGCGGCGGCTTTTTCAATTTCGGCTACTTTAGCAATAGCTTCTTCTTTGGCGGCTTCAGCTGAAGCCAATGATACCTCAAGTTCTTCCACTCTAGTTAGAGCTTCTGTGACTTGAGACTCAAGAGAGGCAGCAGCCTCGTCTTTAGCAGAAATAGTTTCTTCAAACGTTTGCAATTGAGATTCAATCGCTTCAGTCTTCTGAGTTTCCATCTCCTGCTTCATAGTTTCGTTAGTTAGACGTGCTTCGGCCAACTCAGCCTTTAGCTCATCCAACTGTTTCTGTAAAACATCGGACATTTTAGTCTCCTTTATTGATGAAACAGTAATAAATTTACTTTTACATTCACTAAAACTTTGACTATCATTTAAAATGATACTTCGAGGATTAGCAGGTTTAGAAACCAAGCCCTTGCCAGAGAAAGATATATTTCTTAATAATCTACCCACTTCATAACCCTCATACTTTCCTGTTCCTCCGTAAGCGCGAAGATGCTTCGACAAAAACGCAGAAGCCTCTTCTCTCGCAACAACTTTGGTCTCACCTTGAGAATTTCTCAAAGCGTAATCAAAATTTGGGAACAAACATTCCATGGATACGAACCATCGGTTTCCTTCCTCAATCTCTTCTATAATATTAGCCATACGTACTTGGAGATCCATGTCACTCCAAGACTTATAGAGCACGGCGTTTGTGATAATATTAAAGTCCTCAGGAGAACCGGCTTGACTCCAGTCAACAGTTCCATCTAAAGACTTACCACCAAAATCAACCACATAGTTTCCTGTAATGTGACCAATAATGTCTTTTTCGTCGTGCATGTAATTAAATTGTTTGTCTTCGGGAGTTGAGCGTGCTGACCACATTTCTTGGGGGTCAAAAACATCATCGTTTTTATTCCAGCCGCTACTCACGAGAACAGAACTAAGGTAATAAAGATCAAATTGCTTATCTTCTTTATCGGTAAGGCCTGCATGAGATAAGGCTATAGCCTTTTCTTCATCGGTTATTTCCAGATCTATAGGAGAACAATACGCAATCGTACAGTTATTTTCTACTAGATCTTGGATACCGTCTTTTATTTCTTGTGCATATGCTTTCATGTGAATCTCCTCAAGAGGTAATACACAAAAAATACAGTTTGACTATTTTTTTAGCTAAAACTAGCAAAAGTAGAGGCGTATATATAACGCATTTCATCAACACTAGGTTTTCTGTTCTGTGTTTGTGAAAAGTCGGCAATAGAGATTTCTATCTCGCTCTTAAAATCATCTGATGGTTTTGTATCAGAATCAATGATAGCCTTTATTACATCCGCATCAATATCCATATATGGCTTGACGCCGGTTAAGATACAGAGCTTGAGATATTCTAGCTGGTCAAACTCTGATTTTGTTAAGCTTCGGGCGTTCTTCTTTTTGAAGTGCGCTAGAGCCATAGGCATAACTAACTCAGAAATATCTTTCTGCGCTTCATAAGCCCATAGCGTGGTAGACACATCGCCCTTACTACGAGGTAGAACTCGCTTTTCTTTTCTCTTCTGTTGGTCTCTAGAGTTATTAGGTCTGCCACCCTTTGGGTCGGGAGATGCAGGATTTGTGTCCTTTACTACTGGTTTCGGGGCATCATCAACCTCTATTTTATTTATCTGGTCAATTTCAGATGTGGGAAGACCTAAATTCTCAAGATATATGTCATTATCCAAAACGTCTTTGGTAAGCGCAATCTTGGCGATGTCTTCTTTGTGTTGTGGATTATGGTATGGTCCCGCCTTCTTGGGTGCAAGTGCATCCTTAACTCTAGCCCTCTCTTCTCTACGTACTCTAATTTTCTCGATGGCTGGTAACTCTCTAAATCTTTCAAGAAGTGTTTCGTGAGATATAATGTCTCTATCTGCTAACTGAACCAGTAATTGTTTCTGTGCTGCTTCGTCTGATAATATAATTGAGTCGAAGTGAAGCTCTGCGGGGAATCTAAAACCCATAGCTTTCTGGACAAGTTTAATTTCATGCTGCCAAAAACCCTTTAGTATCTCTCGCCCATATTCTAGTCTTTCTACCAAGGTTTTTAGACTGACAAAGTTATTAGTATATCCACCACCAGATGCCGCGCCGGTTAAGGTTGGGGGGATTCCAAGACCCGCATATACACTTGTCAATACTGGTTGGTATTTTTCTGAGCCTAAAAATTTATATACCTGTGTGCTACTTTCTTTAAAGTCAATCTCAGGACCCCACACTAAATCCATAGTTCCGCCGCCAACATTACTAGCAAGGATATCTCTGAGCTTATTAATAGCTGCTTTGGTTGGTATAATCTTATGGTCTAAATCACCAATTCTCCACAATCTAACATTAGATATAGCACCGTCAAGAGCTGCTAGGTCTGCGAGCTTCATTTTTTCTAGCATAATAATGTCGTCAAGGATCGCATAAATCATTGGGTTTGCCCAAAGGTTCCAATCATCTTTTTTGTAATGGAACATTCTAACTTTGTCTTTATCTAGAGGGATTTCTCTTTCACCCTGCGCAAACCTTTTCATCATCGAGGTAGGTAGGTTTGGTCGCTTTCCGCTACCAGACATCATCAAAGAATTCATTGTTGTCTTTGACACCTTTAGTACATATTCAATATCTCCGGTAAACATCGACGCATCAACATTTTTAACATCGACAGCCAAAGGGTTGAGAAAATCATACTTCCAAGGAATCTCTCTCTTGGTAACATCTATATCTTCAATCTTCATGTCTGCGGCAGCAGTACTTCTCTTGAGTTCAGATTCTTTTTTCTTGCTTATTCTAGCGGTATTTCTCTTTACCGTAACGTTTCCGCATCTGTAAAGATAATTTAAGAATCTCTCTGATCTATCTAAGCCACCAATTTGCTCGAACCATTTTCTATAGAATCTTTCAATTGTTTTATTTGGGTGAACAAGAGTGATCCCCTGAGACGCAAAGTCTCCCATCAAATCGATAACATTTCTGATAATGCCAACCTTATCATATGCCTGCATGCACATCTTTATAATACGCTTTTGTTTTGTTGGAACAGCCTCACCGGGACGAAAGGCAGTATAACTACCCTTGTGGAAACTAGGACGAACTGAGCGAGAAGGTTCAATATCTAAGAACGTTCTATTGTCGTAAGCAAAGGACTTTTGTATTCCATCATAAGCATGAACCGTATCGGCAGATGCTTCATAGGCCTTGCTACGCTCTTGGTCATTTCCCCATGTTAAATAAAGATCGTCTGGCATTTGTATTGTTCCTTAAACAATAGTATTGATAATTCTATTACATTTAGATATACACAGTATTAATATATATCGCCCATATTTTCTGTAAACCATGCAGGGCCTTGATACAAGGGGCCGTCGTCCTTGTTGTTATCGTTCTTATCTGCCGACCTTTCGGCAAAACCACCATAATGATCATAAGTCCGTACTGTTCTCTCTACGAACATCTGTCTAGCAGACATATTGGCCATAATTAAAGAAGAGTAACGGTCTTTTCTTAGTCTTCTTTTCCTGCCTGCCGCTACCTTTACTTCAGGGGTATCCCACTTTTCTCTACCCAGTCCTGTTTGTGTCATTATGATCATAGATAGCTCATTCTTAAGCTCCTCTATCTCCATAACACAGTCCTCTAACGTATCATACACTCTTCCGTGTATTCCGTCATCTTCAGCAGAAAGACCGAGACTCACGGCGTCGAAGTCTGGAAACAAAACGAGCTTATCTTCAAAGTCTTTTCTGAGCCCATGATTAGCCTCTGCGAGCCAATCGTATTTTGCGAACTGACACATCCGCAATATGTGTAATCCGGGTTCGTCATCTGTGTCTTTGGGCTTATCGTAATCTATGACTGGCCATATCTTGACCTCGCCCTCCTGAACCTTATCTTTGTCGTGCAGAGCTTCCATGACGGCTATACCACCACCCTGAGCATCAAGAGCTATTTCCACACAAGGGAATACCCTCATAAGGTTTCTAATCTTTCTAGCACAGTACGAATAAAAATCATCCTCCTCAACAAGATGAGACTTGAGCTTCTCTCTATGTTGGCTCCTGTTTGTGGTCCAGCAATGAACAATACGTCTATGGTCTTTGTTTACCTCTAATACAACAATGCTAAAATTATCAACTTCTGATGCAGGGTCAACGCCAAATATATACTGTTTGTTTGGATCTCCCTTTAGTTGTGATTCAAAATTAATATCCTCGCCGTTTATTTTTATACTGTTGTCTAGAGAAGCGATACATCCCTCAATTAAAGACCTTTTAAAGAAGCCCTGACTATCTGTAGTAAAACATGCCCCATACTCCATCTGGAATATACCGGAGTGAATTGTCGCTCTTGCTCTTGCTACCTGACCCTCATCCATAAAGCCTGCGGGAATAGTTGTTACGGGCATACGAATTACAGAATATTCTTCCCAAGCAAAATCCTCTGGAGCATCATCTCCAAAGATCTCCCTGAGTTTAGCTTTATCGCCCTGACTATTTATGATATCCCTATACCTCTTCCAATATTCGGCAAAGTGATTGAAATCATAGTAAGCGGTACCGGACAAAATAATCTGGTTTGATTTATCTTCAGCTAGTCCTGTCTCTTCTTCTTTATATTCTACCCCAAGCTCAATTGCCTTTTTCTGTCTGGCTTTGGCTTTAACTTTCTCTATAGGAGAAGACGCCACAGCAGCAAAACCAGCAACAACATTTTCAAAAATCTCTCGGGGAATAGACGCAAATTCATCTGCAATGATATCGTTCGCACGCTGACCACGAATCTTACTTCCATCGCCTAGAGGTAAACAGGTTATAGTACTATCTCCAATATGCATAACACATCGGTCAACGTCCCTTCTAGGACCACTATTAGAGCCGCACAGATCCCTCAGGACGGGCGCGTTCTTCCAAATGGTGTCCATATACTCAAATAGAACTTTAGACTGCCTAAAGGCCGCACCGACGACAATGATTTTTCGTCTAGGCATAAATAGAGCTCTTAGCAAGGGATACACAGAGAGTAGGAATGATTTACCCATACCACGACTACCGATAAGCATTGGGAATTTCTTGTTCCATACTTCTTGGAGTATGAGAGATTGAAAAGGAGATAGCTCAATATTAAGAACATACTTACAAACAAAAGAGAAGTACTCTGGTCTCATCATGAGCCATGCTGTTCTCTCCAGCATCCTTTCTGGGTCGCCATCATAAAAAAGAAAATCCATAGGGTTGAATAAATCTTCTTCTCTTAGATCTACGCCCAGCCAAGCATCCTCTATAGTCTTTATTATATTTTTTTCGCTCATAATTTCTTTAGGATGGCCCCGACAGAGCTACTCTGATTTTTGCCAATTAAAACATCAGCGAACCCATACTCTACTGCCTGCTCTCCGCTGAGTATCCAGTCTTCTTTTACATTCAGTCTACGCTTAAGTATAGCTTTGATCTCTTCGGGTTTCTTACCCTTAAAAGCCGAGCCCTTCTTGCAGCACTTGGTATATATATCATACATTGCATTTTTACTACGTTTAAGAGCCTCTGCATTGGATATGAACTGTTTTGTCGTTCCGCTAAGCTCACAAGCCCCTTCGTGAATAACCCACTCACAATTGGCGTGTGTCGCCCTAACGCCTTTCCCAAATACAGCCTGTGGGATTATGCTACCCATCGAAGATGCAGAGCCATAGCAAATAAACAAAAACTTGCACCTGCTGGTTATAATTGCGTCATAGATAGCTAACCCGGCGCTCTGATCTCCACCCACATTGTATTGGTGTATAATAACTGGGTCAGAACCTAAGGATTCAAGCATTACTAGGTTTTTGATAAATGTTACCGCGTCTTTAGAGGACAGACCATCATCATCTGCTGGAGAAAGGAATATTTCTCGCGTACTAGACAAAACCCCATAGTCATGCCAATTTGATAGCGCTGAATAATTAGTAGGTCTACTCATGAAACATCTCGTTTAATCTCTTAAAAATACTACTAGCGACATAAAATCCGTTCGTCTTATCTCCACAGAACAAAATATGAACTCCGTTCCATATCTGGTATTCCATAAGAGCTTTTAATAGATACTTCCCTGTAACTTTTCTCTCTGCTATTTTACTTTGCGTAAATTCAGGTCTTGCTTTCTTCATTTCCTCAGAAAAGATAGAATTCGGATAATTAACTAAATCGTCCAAAGTAAACTCACAGATAATGAACTTAAAGGGAAACTCCCTCATTCTTTTCATCTCTTCTCCGAAAGCCTTTTTCTTTTTACCTAAGTTGGTGGCTATTTCTTCCACGCTAAACTTTCGCTCCATACATACCATTTCTTCAAAGCCCTTGAGCGTGTAGTCGCCCGTCTTAAGCGTTTCGACACGCATGCCGTCACATCGGTCGGATTTATTAAAAATCCAGCCACGCTGCTCTCTGGTGTCCTTAATGACCGTATAGTTGGGTATCTTCTTCTTAACCATCTATTAACCCCAATAAATAATATTCGTAGTGTTCCTCTTTGCCTGTAACTTCTTTGTGGCAATTATAGCAAAGGGATATTCCGTTGCTTACTTCGTATCTTAACGAAGACGCACTAGCCCATTTTCTAATATGGTGTACGTACAACTTTTTGCGTCTGCCCTTAACGCCTTTGGATTTGCACATCTTGCAAGTAAACTTATCTCTCTTCAGAACATCAGTCCTGAACTTCTTGTAACTTGGGTCTGAGTAGTTCCTCATCTAAATCTCCATCAATCATGTTGTGTACTAATTGTTCAAACGAAATTTCAGGCTCCCATCCAAGTTGGTTCTTTGCTTTATCTGGAATACCTAATAGATAATCAACCTCTGCTGGTCTAAAGAACTCTGGATCAATAAATACGAAATCTTCCCAGTTACTTATTCCAGCTCTCTCAAAAGCGATATCTAGGAAATCTCTAACGCTATGGGTCTTTCCTGTCGCCACAACATAGTCTTCGGGAATATCTTCTTGTAGCATAAGCCACATAGCCCGCACATAATCTTTCGCGTGACCCCAATCTCTCTGTGCGTCTAAATTTCCAAGTCTGAGCTTAGGAAAACGGGGAGTTGCCATCGCCTCCATAAACTGTCGTTCTCTCGGCATACTAATATTTTCTTCCCCAATAGTGAATCTACAGCCATACGGTATTTCGGTGGAATTATTTTTCTCCCAAGCTAAGAATCTAGCTATCCATTTAGTAATCTTCCTAGTTACGAAGTTTTCTCCTCGTCGCTCACTCTCATGATTAAACAATATACCACAACACCCAAATATCTCATAACTATCTCTATAGTTTCTTACGAGGTGATGCGCGGCCAGTTTAGCGATGGCGTAAGGTGACTGAGGAATAAAAGGTGTGTTTTCATCTTGATATTTTATTGTAGAGCCAACCCCAAGGAGAGTATCCCCCACACTTGGTTCAGTTTCGGAGACTGAGTAATTTTTACCAAACATTTCACTCGAAGACGCTTGATAAAACTTAATTTGTTCCCTTCTAGAACACGCTCTGATCGCTTCTAAGATGTTTAAACAGCCAGCACCAGTTACATCCCAAGTTAGTGTCGGTTGCTTAAATGAGGTACCTACGTGTGACTGAGCCGCAAGATTATATACTTCATCGGGCTCATGTTTATTAATAATGTCTGCAACACAAAATCCGTCGGTAATATCTCCCTCGACGAGTAAGAAGTTGCGATGCTTTAATTGCTCGCCGATTCTCTCCGTCGTATCCACACTACTACGTCTAGCGACTCCTACTACCTTATATTTTTTAGAAAGTAGCAAGTCGGCTAAATAACTGCCGTCTTGGCCTGTCACTCCGAAAATGATTGCAGTCTTCATATTATTTTCCTCCTTTAGTGGTTTCTGCGGACAGAAATGGTTGATCTATCTGTCCATCCTCAAATGTAATGTACTGTGATAAACGCTCTTTCTCAGCTTCGGTTGCCAATCGCATTTTTTCCATTTCCATTCCTATCTGACTTCTGAAAGTAGGATCTGATGATATCTGTTTCACCAGCGATGCAAACGTTAGCTTAGAGTCTTCGATTTGTTTAATACGCTGCTCTCTCGTTCCCTTAAGATCCTTGAGCATTATTGCTTTGCGTGTCTGGAGATCTTTATAATCCTTAGATAGCGTCTCATGCGCCGCCCTAGCCATAGATACTTGGCGCTCTAGTGACGAGATGTAGTCACGGTCTTGATCCGCAGTATCTTGTTCCTTCTCTACCTGAATTAGGAGCTGCGTCGCTTCGATGTCTGTCAGGTTTTCGTTTTGGCTCGTTAAGATGCGATTCATTAGAATTTCGAGCTTGATAGTATCCACGATTTGGATTTCTTCTGTGTGAAACACGTCGTCCTTAAACTGTGCCCACATCTTTTTAAAGTGGAACTGAAACAAGTCCAATTCTGACTCAGAGAACTGCTTTAATAGTTCGCTCCAGTAAGGCTTCTGTCTGAGTTCTCGATGAGCCTCGACTTCCTTTTTCTGTTTCGCTGAGAACCCTACATTATCTTCGATCCACGTAGTTATAGATGAAGCACTACGATCAAGATGATCGGCTATGGCCTCTGGAGAAAGAGCCTCGCAATTTTGCTCGATATATTGGGTCTCTTCTACTGAAAAACGCCCTCGCTTCATTCGCCTTCAATTATCTCCCTGATTACTGCCTCTATCTCTGCTTTCCTATTTTTGGATATTGAGACTCCGGCGCACAATCTTAAATAGTCCGACCTCATACCTGATGGCATATTCCTCTTAACTAACTCCATAATTTCGGAATTAGATATTTTGGACAATAAGTCTTCCTCTTCACGAGCTATGCTGAAATTTTCTAAGTTAGCTGGCTCTAGAAGGTTCTTTTTCCTCTTCTGTACCTTCTCCGCCTTGCCTTCGTCCTGACGAAAGTAGTTATCTCTTTTAAAGTTCTTTAATCTATTCGCCATGTGGACAAATAGGAAATTCTCCAAAGGTTTACTCTCGTCATATCTTTCAAGCGCCTCCATACCTATAATAAAAGCTTCCTGCTTTATATCTTCAGTAGTATAGAATGCGAACGTGAATTTGTTGGACAGTCTTTCGCTAACCTTAGTAATTATATCAACAACTTCTTGCTCTGACATATTACTAGGTATTTTCAACTACTGAGGCCCCCTCGTGCGTACTGGAGGATCATCAGAGTCTGGTTCCTGAGCCGCAGCCTCTTCTCCGCACCCAGCTTCACAATCAGGCTCACAATCAGGCTCACAAGCTTCTTCAGCTTCTTCAACTACCGAGATTTCAACAGAAAGCTCTTCGATAATCGCCGCCGCTTCTTCTACAGAGGGGTCTTCGACTTCCAATTCGCCCGCTACTGCATCTTCTAGCTCTTCAGAGGCTTTGGCTACGAATTCAGAATCAATTTCTTTTGGTTGGTCTTTGTTACTTGGCATGGGAACTCCATTTTATCTGTGTTAAAATTGTCACAACTGTATACAACATTGTAGGTGTTTTGTAAAGAAATATACACATAAAATAAGTCTTTTTACAAAAACCTACGAAAATAGGTACAGATATTTAAAATTAGGGCCTAAATGGGTCTGTAAATATTAGCATGAAAAAGTAAGGGGCGATTTTAGTAGTGGAGTTTAATATAATTATTAACCATATGGGAATAAATAATGAGTATGAATCCCTATAGACCTCCTAGTTATGACTCTGAAGATTATAAGACACTAGACCTGTCAAAATTTATAGTTGGGTGCGCGATTTTTGCAATTGTAGCCATGATATTTATATCTCACCCATTGTTTGTGGCTATGGTGGATGCTGTGCGTGATATCCCAAGACTAAAGCTCTAAATCTGCATCAAGTGGGGGCGAATCAGGGGCCAGTCGAGAAGGATTAGCTAATACATTGATATATTTTATGTTACTTTTCGTTTACACCACCACGGGGCAAACACAAACAGGCAGCTACTTTTCTGATGAACAAACAACTACCCTGACCTACTAGGGCGGCGGCCGACGGGGGCGTCTCACCCCCTAACGGAGGGGGAAAAAAGTATTTTGGGTTTTTTTCAAATAAAGTTAAGTTTACCCTTGACAAATGCCGATAATAATAGTATACTTAAGACATAAGAAGTTAACAACGAACAAAGGAAAAAGACAATGACAGTATTAAAATCAGGATTCAAAGTACTAAGAGAATTTAGAGGCAACGGTGTTTATCGACGGTACTTAGTCGAACATCAAATAATGGGTAACTATGCCGTTCACATGTCGCATAAGGAATTAACAATAGGCGATAGAATGAATACTATCGTTCCCGAAGAAGTAAGTAAAAGTAAATACTATTTGATAAAACTATACAAATAAAGTTAAGATTGCTCTTGACAAAAGACGATATATACTATATAATACAAGCATGACAAACAACGATACAAACAACAAAGGAAACAACGATATGATTAATGCAACACACAACGTAAGAGTTATCAAGCACATCGACGGTAGCTATAATACATACGCTAACTTTACTACAGTAAAAGAAGCGTTGGGCTACATGAGACGATTAGACTTTGTTAATGATAGTTGGTATATCATTGATGCTAACGATAACCGTTTACGATTGAACGATCAAAATAAACTAGAAGTATTTAATAGTTTAATTGGTTAATGTTAAAGATTACCCTTGACAATAGCCGATATATATAATATAATAAGAGCATGACAAACAACAACATTCCAACGAAAGGGAATACAATGAGAGTTTCAGAATTAGAGTTTACTACCGAAATGCGCGAAAATGTTTGGCGCGGTCATAGTGTCGAAACCAAGACAGACGCTTGTCGTATGATTGGCAATGAGCGACACGCTCAAAACTACATCGAAGAATTCGGTGATGTTGAAATCGTTCACGCTGGACGTGGCAATCACTGGGAAGTTCCTGCTTTCAAGGCAGAGCTTGCTGAGTACAGTAAACTAAAACAGGCTTACTGCGACCAATACGGGAGTAACTAACGGAAGCCCCACTAATGGGGGGCAAGGGGCCCCGGCCTCTCACCCCCTACGAGGGGGGGTAAAAATACTTTGCATTATTCTGAGAAAATACTAATGTTAAGCTTGACATGTGCCGATATATATAGTATACTTAATATATAAGAAGTTAAGCAATTGAAAGGGCTTTGATATGATTAGAGATTTAATAAACGAGTTTGGTTATGCGGCTACTGTAGTAGGTGGCTTAATTGTAGGCTTTGCTGTTATGTGGTGGGTAAAAGAAATTGGCGATTTTCTTATAAATAACTAATGATTACTATTGACAAATGCCGATACTTAGTATATAATACAAGCATAAGAAGTTAAGACATTAAACGAAAGAGAATACAATGAAGACAACTGAAACAAACATCTTAAACGTAGTATACAACAGTCATCGTATCTTGATTGATAAGATAACTGAATACGATTACAATGGCGATATGGCTACAGCTAAGAAGATATGCACTGTAGTGCGCTATGATACTCGTGAGGGTATAGAGATTGGCACGCCAATGATATTCAACGTATCACCCTATGAGTCATTAGTAGATATGCATACTATGGCGCGCGTGTGGATTGCTTGCGGCTGTCCTAGTGATGGCGATGCCAACGGTATACCACGTAAGTGGACTAAAGAAGACCTACACGCATTGGTAGCAGGCTAATACAGTATCTATAAAGAAAGAGAATACTATAATGAGAAAAGAAACTAATCCAGTAATCAAATGTGCCGATGGTTTTACTGTGTCTGTACAGGCACGAGATGGTGCATACTGTACGCCACGCGAAGATTATCCACCTACGCCATACACTCACGTAGAGTGTGGCTTTCCGTCATCTACGCCTACTACTAAAGAGCTGCGAGAGTATGCGGAACTATACGATGAGCCTTACAACTACTGCGGAACCGTTTACCCATACGTGCCGATTGCCGTAGTACAGGCAGAGCTTGACGCGCATGGTGGTATAGCTGATGGCTGCATGCCGTCCAACGAACCAACCAACGAAGCTCTTACTGACAGCTACTTCAATGGCTGGCTTGAGTAAGCTTGTCATAGCTAACCCAGTCCCGCTATGCAGGAGGATGCCCAGTACATCCACTTATGGGGGGCCGCGTGCTGACTGACCCAATAATGGGGGGTAGGCGCCCCGGCCGCGAGCCCCCCACGAGGGGGGGTAAAAATAGTTGGTATTATTTCTAAAAAATAACGCATTTGGACTAGACAAGCTAAAGAATTTCTGTTATAATGACGATATAAGTAATAGAGAATTAAGTTATTAAGGAAAAATAAAATGGCAAACGCAGGACGAAAAATGATAAGCGGAGTTAATACTAGGGTAACTATAAAGAGCGTTAAGCTTGACCCAAATAGTAAGGCTTACAAAAAAGTCATAGCAGACTCGAAGGGTGTTCTTAACGGCAGCCCTGATATATATCAGGATACCACCAAAATAATGAATACTAAGCTTGCTAGAAAACTCGGATATATTAAGTAAAAAAGTCAAGAAAAAGTTAAGATTAGGCTTGACAAATGCCGATATATATTATATAATAGCAGTATAAGAAATTAAGACAGTTCAACGAAAGGGACTAAAATGATTAAAGGAACTAAAACAGTTACAACTAACGGATTTACATTTGCATACATACCAAGTATGAGGATGTTAAATGTCACTAGCCCAACAGGTGGAATAGAAATATACCACCAAAAAAGCGAGGAAAAAGCCAACGAAATAGTTGGAGATATTTTAGAAAAACATCGCAATAGGGCTTGACAAATCCGGCAATTTATGTTATAATGTAGACATAACAAACAACAACGACCTGAGCCTTTAACCAAGAAACGAACCTAATCCAATGCAGAACTAAAACGGTAGCCTTAACAGGCGGTAGAGTCGAAACCCGTGACATGATAGAAACCTGAAGCTTAACAGGATAACAATAGCACGTCAAGCTTAAGAGCGTAAACAATAGCAGGTCAACGGTTAAGACCATAACAATACCGCAACCGCACAATGGCACGACAAGGAGAAATTAGATAGCTCTTTTGTTAGTCTAAAAC